TATCCTATAGAGTTCTATACTGCAATACTTTCCTTAACAAAGCTAGAAGCTAAGAAAAGAAATATCATGAAAGAGTTTATGAAAGAAGGATATAAGATTTATCCACCAGACATAAATTTGAGTAAGAAAAGTTTCTCATCTGAGAAGGATGGTATTAGAATTGGCTTTGGAGATATCAAAGGTATTGGACAGATGGCAGCAGGAAGTATAGTGAAAGGACAACCATATATTTCCTATGAAGATTTTCTTGGCAAGACTCAAGGCAAAAGAGTTACAGAGTCAATCAAAAAGAATCTTATAGATCTTGGAGCATTTGACTCTATAGCTGGAAAGAATGCAAGAATGACATTGTTCGGAGATGTAGTTGAAGAATTCAAGAAAGAAGAAATGACATTTGAAAGACAATTCTCAATTTGTCCATGGGGTATGGACTTTGGAGTTGAAAAGAATTGGTTGCAATTCCTGAAAGATAATAATGAGAAATTCAAGAATCTTCCAATGAATATTGCAGATTTGAAAGAGATGGAGAATTCTGATGATGTGGTTATTTATGGTGTTGTGTATGATAAGAACTTAAGAGATGTTAGAGAAGTAAGTACATCCAAAGGTAAAGCACTAGATCCAAATGCTCAAAAGATTGTAAAGTTGATATCTCCAAGAGCAAAGAAAATATTCTCTGATGGACAATATACTAGTTTGAAAGGTCTTGGTTACAAGCAACAGAAACATATATTGACTCAAGGAATAGATTATGAAGTGATTGAGCAATGTCAATTTGCTAACTTTATCGTTGAAGATGATACAGACTTTATTACTGCCAGAATTAGTCAGTTGAAGTTCCCAGAATATGGTAAACTTATATTTGAAGACACCAGACCTGATGATGTTATTCTTATGAAAGGAAAGATGGGATCTGGTATAAGAATGTTTTTTGTTAATAAACTTATCAATCTAAGACATTATAAAGAAGAACTTGAAAAGAAAAATGAAAAAAAATAAAAAATACAAAATTATATATGCAGATCCTCCTTGGAATTATGATAGCAAACAAGATGACCATGCAGGAAAGCCAATTCATTATAAAACTATGAGTCTGCAAGAGATATGCAATCTTCCTATAAATGAAATTGCAGATGACAATTGTGTGTTGTTGATTTGGGGAACTAATCCACTTTTGAAAGAGGTTATAAAAGTTGGAGAAGCATGGGGATTCAAATACAAAACAAAGGCATTCTGTTGGATAAAGAAAAATAAAAAGTCAGATTCTTTATTTTGGGGACAAGGATATTACACAAGAAGTAATTCTGAAGATTGTTTTCTTTTCGTGAAAGGAAAAAACAAAAGAATTAGTGCAAAAGTTCACCAAGTTATAATATCAAGAATAAGAGAACATAGTAGAAAACCAGATGAAATTAGAGATAGAATTGTTGAGTTGTTTGGAGATCTTCCAAGAATAGAATTGTTTGCAAGACAGAAAATAAAAGGATGGGATATTTGGGGAAATGAATTAGAAAATGATATTGAAATATAAAAATGGAACTACTTAACTTTGAGCAACAAGAGAAATATGAAAAAGAACTTGCAGATTATAACAGAAAAGAAGAAAGACACAATAAAGCATTATTAAGAAATGCAAAGAAAAATCAATGGGAGAAATACAAGAAATTAAGATATGGCAAGAAGCCAATAGGATAATAACATGAGACCAAAAACAAAAAAGTGTAAAATAGAAGGATGTAAAGCTAGACCCACTCAGCAGGAATGGAAAACTCAAGAGGAAAGAGATTTTTGCTTAAAACATTATTGCAAACCAAAAGCTATGAAGATAGTTGAAGATTCAGGAGTGTTTAAAAAATTAGACAAATATTATGGCAAATAATAACTTCCCAGACGGATCTTGGCAGATATTTCAGGATGCTTGGACTTGTTGGTATTGTGGAATGAATACTGCAGATTGTCTGCATCATATAGTTGGCAGAGGTAATGGAGATAGTGTAGTTGAAAGTTCTATTCTGAATGCTGCTCCAATGTGCAATCATAAGTGCCACATACCAAATCATGGTAAGTTAAAAAGAGCAGAGAATATAAGAGAACTACTAAGAACCACTTATATATATTTGATAACATATGGATATAAGCTGAATGATAATGATGAAGAATTCAGGAAGAAGTATGCAAAGTATTATAAAAAGGAAAACTCTTGAGAACCATCAAGGTCTGCAAGAGTTTGTATTTTATACATTCCTCCTCTAGGATATCTCCAGTAAAGATATCTCAAGCATCTAAACCAAAGAGTCCTAAAGTAAAACTTATTTTATTTTGACAACACCTGCGAATTTTCCTTCTTTGGTAGTCAATGCAGATTTAAGCATTGATACCACAGCAACAATACCAGCCATAACTCCAATGTCAATTGCTGACTTCCAATCTATCTTCCAAATACTTCCTACATTGCTAACATAGGTAAGAACAGCAAGCAGAACAGTAATAAGAACTGACACCAATGCACTATATATGTCATGTTTACTCCAGCTAAAAAATTTACTCATAAATTTATAATCTTACTAATAATTATAACTTTGACTAAAAGTTATACCTTCTTATAATACTGATAATATGTCCACATAACATTCTGTGGCTTTGAAGGATCTATGTCCAAATGGACAAAGTTCTCTCCAATGCCAATTCTTGTTATACCATTCTTTTTTGCAACATCTACCAGTTTATCTCTTTGATAAGAGTCTTTCACTCTTAAGTCTACTGCCAATCCAGACAAATGAGCAGAATCACTAGCAGACATTTTCAAAGCATCATTCTGGTCTTTAGTTCTTCTTCCACTTTCTGGTATGAATGGAAAGCCACATTCTCCTCGCATCTTATCTAACAATCTCCACATCACATCTTCCAATTTATATTTATCTACTTCTGCTTGTGAGAAGTATTGATACTTCTTTTTAGCTTCAAGAATTACTTCATTAGGAAGATCCAAGAACACCATCATATCATACAAGTCTTGGTCATTCCATTCTAAATAGCCATTGCCTTTATCTCCCCATCCTTCTCCCCATGAGTTTCTGTAATAGATTTTACTTCCATCATAACCATAAGCAACAACTCTGTGCAGTCCAAAAGATCCTCTCTTGATAGGATTGTCAAAGTTTCCTACTGAAATAGTTATTGGCACCACACCATTTTGGAAGATAGCTTGTTTCAAAGATTGTAAATCTCTAGCTACATTGGTATATCCCTTTGTCTTATATGGCTTTGCATCCTTTGTAATCTCCTCTGTTTCAGCCAAATTTATGTAGTCTGCATGTGGTAAATCTGTTAAATTTGGCACCTTTTCCTCTGTAGCACACCCTTTATCATTCTGGACTTTTGCTGTTGTCCTTGGGTATGTTCCTTCTTCCTGTAAGCCATCTAATTTCTTAGATAGAGCATATAAATACCTAGGAGAAAGTTTCACAACCTTCTTGTTCTCTTTCCATTCATTATAAATATGAACAATAGCATGAGCATGTCCAACACAAGCTCCTAGTCCTTTTTGATTCAAGACTGGTATGAAGCTGATGTCTGTAAAATACTTATCAGGTATTGCAACTGGTGGCTGAACCTTCACCAATTGAATGTCTCTTAAGTCTTTTGGATTTTTAACTGCACCTAATTTGTATTCCATATTAATATATTACTCCATCATTACTCCAATCAAGGACTTCCCATCCTTGGAAGACAGATGAACCATTTGAGGAATTTCCTCTTATTGATAATTTTATTCTGTTTCCTTCAATTTTTAATCTAGGAAATACAGATTCTTGTGAAGTGATTTCTCCAATTGGCTGTATCTCTTGTCTGTGCATCTTTCCATTTCTCCATCCTAAGTTAGCTCCAGACATATTCTCATTGAGTGCAACTAACTTGCTTATTGTTTTTCTTTCAGATCTTAGTCCTGTTAAGTTCTTCCATCCAGTTTCCAACTCAAACATTATTGCAGTTCCATTGTCTGTTGTTCCGGAATTGAAAGTGTGAATATTGCCATCATTATCTCCAACTGTTACAGAGATAGTAGTTCCATCATCATAAGAACTTCCTACCAATAAAGTGCTAGCATAAGAGAAGATTGTCCAAGTTTCTGTTGAGATAGTCCATCTTATAACACAGTTAGTTATAGTCAATCCATATACAGAAATGTTTCCAACAGAGAAGTAAACATGGTCACTATCACTCCATCCAGCAACTTCTGTGTAGTTTGCTTTGGTTATATTTTTTATTATATCATTGATTGGTCTTGAGATTTCTATTGGAGAAGCTCCTCCTTTCTGAAGTTTATAAATTCCAGTAGGATGGTGCCAATACATTCCATCTTTAGTAACAACCACAGACTCTTGAGAATAAGTTCCAATAGTGATAACAGGATCTGGCTCTGTCTGGTTGATTGAGAATATTCTATATACAAAGCTATTCTTGAATACATAAAGTGAAGTTCCAAACTTCTTTATTCCGGTTATATCTTCTCCATCACCAGGAGCCACATCAATATATTGAGTAGCAGTGTCCCAAGTAATAGCACCAGAACCATCTGCAACAGTTGAATAAAATAATCTAGAAGGATTGCCAGATGTTTTTGCTGCCCAAACTCTTGTTCTAAAGTTATCAATAAAAGCAGCAGCAGGAGCAGATGTGCAGTTTGTAGTGCCAAAGTTTCCTGCACCACCATCCCAACTATTCATAGCATCTGTTCCATTCACTCCAAAGACCAAGTCAACAAAGTTAGTGAACCTTGCTTTCTTATCTGCAGTCAATCCTGTTCTTTTGTTAGTCCAGACTCCAGAAACAAGAGCTTTCCAAGTTGTGTCCACTCCTGCTATAAGTCTATCATTAGTTCCAGTTCCTGTGTCCAAGAATTGATGCAATCCTAAAATACTTTTGTTATCAACCAACTGAGAACCAATTATAGTTATTCCATCTCTCACTGTAGCAGCACCAATCCTATCAAAATGGACATTGATTGCCCAGCTAATTGCTCCTTCTGGCATGAGTGAATCACTCACTACACCTTCCATTATAACTCCAGAAGATCCTAAATTTCCTATAAGAATTGGTTGTTGATTATTTTCCATAAAAGAAGTAAAGTTATTATATGTATTTAGTATTCATAGTAATCTTAGTGCTTATTGTGTCTCTTTGGTCTGATTAAAAAGACTTATACCAGTTTTCACTCCAGCTCCTGACATCTTAGCAAGCCAATTATCA